CCAGCCCCGCCAGTCATCGCCGTGATGGTAACGCCGACGCCGGCAACGGCCCCGGATACGTACAACGGTGTCGAGTCTCCCTCGGTTCCATCGTGTCTGTATGTGGCGTTGACCTGGTTTGCAGTTACGCCATCCACCTCAACCTCACAAACGCATTTAGGCTTCAATACGTACGCCGCCTCAACTTTTGCCGCAATCGCATCCCCGGAATCCCCGGAAACAACCGCAACGCTCACAACGCCGTTTCGACTGGAACCGACGCCGAATCCCAGTGTGCCGTTTTCCGTTGCCGGCCCTGTAATAAGGAACTCGCCGACAGACGCGGCACCGGCCGGATCATCCAGCGCCACAAGGTCAATAGGGGTCAGGGGGTTGATTTCCCTAAACGCCGTAATGGCATCCTCAAGCATGCTCCCCTCGCCGGTCAATGCGGCGATCTGGTCGTCATCCACATCCCGGGTCAGCGCCCCGGCGACCGCCGAACCACCGGCAAGCTTTTGTCCGTGAAAAAGCGCTCTTTGCGCCGCATTTTGGGCCGCAACGTTTGCGCCGATTATATTGACGGTTGTGTCAGGCTGGCTAATTTGTGTCATTTAAAAATCTCCTATGAATTCTCGTCCAAATCGACCTCAGTGGATACGATTATTTCTCCATTATCGGTCATTATGTTTATATAATCAAACTTCAAATCACGCCAAGCGGAGGTCGGACTAGCAAGTAACGTGTCTGAATTTGCTATCTGTGCAACCTGGCTAAATTCGAAATTGTGTATGTAGTACGCCTTTTTGTACTCATGTTTACCATCGCCCTGGGGGTACACGCCGGAATCCGCCTCGTGCGTGAAACCGGTGTCGAAGGTGGCGCCCAGGAGGCTACTATATAGGGCAGGTCGGGTATCCTCGTTCAAATCCCTGGCATATCGGCCCGTAATTTTCTCTACCGGCGCAAAGGTGTACACACTGAACGGCGACATGAGCAACCCGTTCCAGGTGTTCGTTCCTCCCTGCTCCATATCCGCATCGGTATTAACATAGCGGTCTTTGTTTATGTTCGTGTCGCCCAAAACAACAAACGCCCACATATCATCCGGCGGTTGCGCATCGTACGCCTCTATTATGCGCTCAACCTCACTGGCGCCACTGACACGGACGGCCGTGTGCAACCTGGTATTCGGCACATCAATCACCGGGGCGCCCCCTGAAAAATCCCAGGGTATTACATATGAAAAATTGTCGTCATCTATCCAGGCAATTTCAAATAGTCCATTAATACCTACCTCCCGGTCCTCCTTTAAAGTAAGGTCCCCCGGGGCCGGCACGGTGAGGCCCTTGACTGACAGGTCGTTGCGGCCCGGCACCGAAAGAAGCTCGTAATCGTTGTTCACCGCTGGCGTGCTGGCGGATTCGAGCCGTGCGGTTGACTGGTACCCCTCCGTCAAGTCGTGCGGGTCCTGGGTTACCAGGAACGCCTCGGTGGCATCCCCCGACACCGTGTCGATGGGATTGGCGACCCTGGCGTGCGTAACGGTGAGCAGATGTTTGTTCGCCAGCCCGTGCGCCGTTTTGGTTACGGTGACCAGATTGCCGGCGATAACAATCGCTTCCGGTGCCACATACACCGAAAAAAGGTCGCTGAACCTGGGCAAATTCTCACGGAGATGCAGGATAATTTCTTTGGCTTGCATTACGCCAGGCTCCTCAGTTCACGCTCAAGTTCCGTTCTAAACCAGTTCTTTATCTCTCCCCGGCGCTGGCTAATCGCCCGCAACAAATAACGCCGGCCTCCCAATTCGTGCTTCCGTGCGTACGGGGTGTTCGCCCCGAACGTGAGCAGATGCCCGAACTTAATTCTCGAATTTATGGATTTCGCAAGCGCACCGGTCAGGATTGCCGGGCTTTCGCCCTTCCTGCTCGCACGGTGCAACCGGCCCCGCTTGAGGCGCTTGCCACCCCGGCCCACATATACCAGGTACGTCCGGCCGTGTTTGGGTTTCTTCATGTCCTCAATTGCGGTTTTTTTCAAATCCTTTTTCATTTGGAGCATTGCGTTTTGGATGCCCCGGCGCACCTTTTGCGGCATGCGCTTGAGTTGCCGATATACAGCCTTGTTGTCCTTGCCCGGTCTGATGGTCATTTTAGGCAAAGTTAGGCTCCTCATCCTTGTCGCCCCGGACGTTGCAATAACAGGCGTAAAATTCGTTCCGTTCGTCCAGGTTTTCGACCAGTAAAATGTCGTAGTTTTCCGACCTGTATTCAATCCAGGCCTCGGCCGTCAGGCCCGCGAACCATCGTAAATAAAACACATGCGAAACCTCTACGTCTAGATTGGTCACATAGAATGTGTCACGCCCCTTTGTGGACTTGAGGCCGGCCCACACGGTTTTCGTGTTTGCAAAATCCTCACCGAAATCGACGGTTGTGGTCGGGGCCGCAATCGCACGGGATTTGATTTTGATACGTCGGTCCATGTCGCCGGCACATATACCTCGATGGTCGATGCGTATGGGTTTGCACCTGGGCATCCTACAACCCCTGTCGTAAATCGAAAATTCGGTGCTGGCTATAGATGAGCTTCGCCCCCGGTGGCAACGGGCAACCTATACACGCCGCTGCCGCACTCCCGGACCATGCGCCATCGCAATCGCCCCGATTTGCAAACATCGCCGAAACGTGCAACTTGAGCGCCTCCAGAATGTCGGCCGGCAAATTGGCATCCGTCCAGCCTGCCACAAAATCGAATTCTATGGCGTGTAAAACATCATCCGCATCGCTGGGCCAGGATTTACCCCGTGATGGAGCTACATAGGAAAAATCCGTCTCAGACGGAGTGAAGTAGTAGTCCGCCGCATCGATAGTTTCCGGCGTGTCTTGCACCTTGCGAGTGATGGATGTGATGGATACCAGGGGGGAGCGCCGTATTTCGTACGGCTGGTCCTGACCTATGTTGAGGCCTCTGTATAGGCCCCTGGGGTATCCGGCGCACGTCACGAAAAAATCGAGGTACGCCTTGAAATTTCCTTGCCAGAATACCCGCTTGGATACTTTCTCGCCCACATTTATCGCCGCCGCAATCAATGCGTCCATGTACGCAACAAACGTCGGCTCGCCCAGCAAATCAGGGTCCAGCTTTAAATGCTCAACCATTTGCGCCGCCGTTAAAGGCGCCGAACCGATACGTGCAATCAGCTTGTAATCATATATACTAGGTACCGGATATCCCATTGTCGAACCTTGTTAAAATGAGGCACGGCACAGCGCATCAATACTTCGGTCAACGGACAAAGGATTTTTAAGGCCGTACCGTGCCAAAACAAAAAAAGGTCGCCGATTAGACCGGCGCCTCATGTGGCGTACCGAGTACAGCAACAATGGTATCGTCCGCCGGAGCATCAGTAACGGTAATGCGTACATACCGTTTTTTTCCTACATATCCGACCTTCCCGGTGCCGGCGGCGGTATACGCCGTCTCACCCAATACAAAATCGGCAGGCACCGCAACGGCGTCCGCTAATGCAGAATCATCGCCGTGCTCAAGCGATAACGCGGTCGTGTCCTGTACGGGCAGAATGAAAGTCAGCGACTCGTATCCCTGAGTATCAACAATAGTGACACCGGATTCTATAGTCGCATCTGGGTTAATTTTGGTAACTTGGTCTTTGTTTGCCATCTTGTGACCTCTTTAAAAAAAATTTCTGTTTCTAGAACCGCACCCCCGGGTATGCCGGGGGGTACCGTTATCCACTTTTCAAACGATCCTAATTAGACCGCGCACTTAAGTTCGATGCCCGCCTCTGCCAAAACTACCTGTCCACCTACCCAGCTCTCAACGCTGAACTCCACAAAGCCCCTCTTAATGTACGGGTTTCGAAGGAAGATTGCGTTAAAGGCGTCAACCACACAATACATTTTCATGAAATCGGCGTACACAACCGGAACCGCATCGGCGGCGATGTCCGGCATGTCGTTCATGATTACGTACGGGTCGCCGTTAATCTGGTTTGGCACAGCGGCTCCCACATTGCCGGCTTCCCAGATATAACGATCAGCACCGTCTTTTAAAGTGCGGATGAAAGCAAGGGTGCGCCTGTTTAATGCATACATTGGATTATAACCGTCTTTGAGCCTACCGGTAAGGGTAATAAGAGAGTCGAAATCGAAAGTAGTAGCATCGCCTGAATTAAGTTGTGGCAACCCGCCTTGTAAAAAGCCAGTAGGTTTTTTAACGCCGTTACCGTTTACAAACGCCTGTCCTTCAAGCAATTGACGCGCTTCCACAAAGTCGCCCGTAATTTCGGTCTCTAAATTCCAAAACGAGCCATTGAGGGCCGTGTTTGTGGCCTCGGTAACTACCATCATGGAATGTACGGGTATGCGAGGTTGGCGATAGGTGCTCTGTGAAAGCGTGCCATCCTCGCCCTCGCCTGTCCAGTATGCTTGCACAAGCGTCTCCCTCGCCGCCATCTCCATGGCAAGTGCATCAATGGTCTTTACCCTTGCAACTTGGCGCACCGGCGAAATTTCGGTGATGGGCTTGATGATTTGGTCATCATACGCATCCCGCATAAGAAAGCCGCCGTCCGGGTTACTGTCCGAACGCAGGTACTTCATCTCAAGGCCGGATTTTTCCATCTGCTCCTCGGATTTGCCTTCGCAGAAAGCTCGCAAGGACTTGATTTCGGTTTCCAATGCAAGTGCTTTCTCGACGCCGGCGGTTGCTGGAATCTGACCAAGCTTGGCAACTTTGGTTTCAAGTTCTTTGATGGCGTCTTCCTGGGCTTCAGCACTCTTGCGCTCCTCGGCTAATTTGCCAATAAGCTCCTGGTTTTTTGTCTCCATCTTGTCCAAGGCGTCGTTTGCTTTGGACATTTTTTCTTCAAGTTCGGCAATGCCACCCTCGAATTTTTGGGCTTTTTTCTCGATTGCCTCATGGGCCTCACGCACGGCGTTAATCGCATCTGCGTATTCTTTGTTCTGTTTGTCGTCTGACATTGTTTTACCTCACAACGTTTTGATTTTGTTTGCAAATTGTTTAAGTTCACTTGCCAGCGCCGAAGTGTCCCTGGAAGTTGCCGAATCGCTCGGTTGCGCCTCCATAAAACGGCTTGCCAGATACACGACACTTTTTTTAGAAAAGGCCCCTGATTCC